CGATTACCTTCACGACGTGGAAGCCAGTAGTCTTCTAGCATCGTCATGAACTTTCTATCATCTCTCACTTCGCCGGTCGATGCATCATAGACAAGCCGATTCTTATGACGGACCATCATATCTCGAAGATACTGCTCGGCTTTCATCTTCGGTAGATTACCAACGTCAATATAAAATATTCTTCTTTCAGGAGCCCTAGACAATCTGTAAATAACAGTTGCATCTTCAAGAACTCTAAGTTGATTTAGAGGTTTGATTGCCTTGTGCAAATATGATATTACCATAGTACCATTGGTATCCATTAAACCAGATGTACAATGTACTATAGAATCTTTAGCTATCTTTAATCCAGTAGCTGGTGTAGCTGCTGCTGAACCACTACCTATCCCCTGAGCATTATATCCTTTCTCATTGTAGATATAATATTCTCTTGCAGTAGTTGTTACAAGAGTATCCGTCTTGGGGTCTTTCTTTTTCTTCTGCTCACGAATTTTCCTAATTTTTCTAGGATCAATATTACGGAGCTCTTTGATACCTGATCTTGGATTTTTATCGTCTATGATAACATGGTAGTATAATCTACCATCAATATACCATTTACGAAAAATATCATAAGCATTATTTTCAAAATTTAGCAGACTCTTAATACCTTCAAACTCTTGAAGTATTGCTTGCTTTACATTGTCACCATAAGGAAGTCTATCTAAATTTAACTCTACTACCTTTTCATCATGCTCTAATACAATTGCTTCATTTACAATCTCGTCAACAGCTCTGTCTATATCAGCCGTAACTGACATATCTCTATATCTTGTTACTAGTTCCGCCTCGGTTCTAGCGGTACCTTCTAAATCTACGTATGTGCCGTAAGACCCACCAGCGGCAACAATAGCTGCTCCATCATCATTTACTGGAGGTACAAATGATTCTAGAGGCTCCTCTGGAATACGTTTTCTAAACTCAAAACCGAACAAACTCGCCATATTATCCTCTTGTTAGAAGGGAGGCATCGCCTCCCTCTTTACTCACCATAATTAAATAATTCCAGCTAAGGGATTAGCATCCCAATAATCATAAGACCATGTTATGGAATATTCCTCGATCTGATCAGCAGCACCCCAATCTAAACTAATTTCACTAACTGCTGTTGGGAAACATCCAATCATAGAAATTGATTTTAGAGGAATACCAATACCAGCACCTTTTTTAGAGTACTGTACTACTTTTAAATCAACTTTATACTCGTTAGGATATGCTCTGAAATTGGTCGTCTTATTGTTCATAATCTCGATCCAGTTTTCAACAGCATTTCTGATGATGAAACCTTCATCGTTCATAATAGTAGTAGACCAGTCACCATAAGATCTTTCACCAGCAATCTTAATGGTTCTACCACCGTAAGGAACATTAATCTGGCCAATTGTTGAGGCTGGCAAGCTTGCTGCTCTTACAAGAAAAGGACTAAAAGGGATCAAAGGAGCAACTCCGGTAGGTGTTGATAAGAACACCTGGAATAACGACGGTCTTGCAAAATCGGTAGTACTTACTACCGACTTAAATGTGTTAATATTGAAAGCCATTTATGATTCTCCTTGATTAAAACTTACCAACAACTTCATCAAACGCAACACCTGTTCTTACAGCAACAAAGTTGAGTTGGATAAAGTTAATTGATTTAGCAGGCTTAATGTATATATCACCCACAAATTCATTTCTATCAATTATTTCACCTGTATTGTTGGTCGAATCACAAACAACTCTAAAATCGTAAATACCTCTTCTACCTTGAACATCTCTCAAGAATGGCTCTACTAGAGATACGAACTGTGCTCTTGTAAACTCATCGTTAAATTCGAATAGAGAGAATTTAGCAGCAGTTGAAATAGCTTTTTCTAGTGTAATGAATAGTCTACGAACATTAATACGATCAAAAGCGCTTGGCTTAGCAAGAGCAGTCTTATCACCAAACAGTACAGTACCCTGACCTGGGAACGATACTACAGGGTTAACACCATTCTTATATAACAGATCTCTGTTAGCTTTATCCGGATTGTATGCTAGCTTAATGATGTTCTTGATCTGACCACGGTTGAAACCAGCTGGAGAGAACCAAGGATCTCTCGTAGCATCTGTTCTGACACATAGACCAGCAATATCACCATTGAGAGGAATCCAACGGAATGTATCGTTGTACTTATCGTACATATACTTGTAACCTGAGTCGATAACAAGATATGACGAAGAACGGCATGAGTTTCTAAATGTTACAACATCGTTAGACTCATCTCTGCTTGCATTTTGAACAACGTCAGCTTTATCTGGTGAAGCGAGAACAATACAATCTTTTCTAACTTCAGCAATATTATCTACAAGATAATTAGCAACCTGTTCACCGTTTGTACCACCTCTAGACTTGCCTGTCATTAGAAGAGAAACATCTACTTCTTCTGATGTGTACATATCGTACGCTGCAAGCACTCTCCCGATCGGTAGAGATGATTCATCATCACCATCTTGACCATTGTGGAAAGAAGCATAGAGTGGTAAAGTATTAGCGCTTGATAGTGTTGAAGCTAATCCAGATCCAACTCCACTTCTGTGGTTTGCCCATCTAATATACGAGCTGGTATCATTAATAACAGTCTGGTAATAGTTTGCAGCACCGTCTGCTGTCTTTGCATCAGAAGCACGTGAAAGTGATCTAAACACTTCTAGAACTGTACCAGGAACACCAGTAAACTTACCATCCTCATCTGCAACAACTACATGAAGCTCATCGATAGCAGATGAGTTACCAAAACTTGACTGATAATCGGAAGTACCTGGCGCAGTATCAACTACATTAAAATATTCCCAATACGCTGTGAAAGTGTTACTTGAGAAATTAGTGGAAAGTTGGTATGTGTTATCTGTTCCAACAGTAAAGTATCTATGAGTGGAGTTAGCAAACTGAGAGTTAGTTCCCATTGCACTTGGAACAGAAGTAATTTTCAAGTATTGCTTACCAATAGTACTATTTCCAACCTCAATAATATCATTGAGTCTTAGTCTGTTTAATACAGTACCAAGCTGTGTATTAGCTTCAGTCAAAGCACCAGAAGCACTGTTTGCTAGAGCGATTGTTAATGTATTAGAACCAACAGTAGCTGTAATAGTACCTGAAGCTAGATTAGCATTACTGGTCTGAATATCGATTGATCTTGAATATGCATTAACACTATCGCAAACAGAAACTTTGAGAGAGTTACCTAGTTCTCCTGGATATCTTGCAATGTATAGCAGATCTGTATCAGAGAATGTTAATGTGTCGTAGTGCTCGTCATTCTTTACTGTAGTAGTTCCAGCAAAGTTATTAACTACGATAGCATTTGAGCTGTTTGATGTAGCAATAGCGCTCAGTACCGAATTAGAACTATAGAAATAAGCGTTAGTACTTGTTTCTACTCCATTTGCTGATACTGAAACAACAAACGAGGTTGAGTTTGTAACCGATTGGATTACTGCCCCATCAGGAATAGTTGATAGACCAGCAACCTTCATTCCAGCTTCAATACTAGAAGTACTGGTAGTTGTAATATTAGGTGACGAGCTTGTTGTTGTGCAGCTTACGTAAGCTGTGTTTGGTGTTGTATTACCAGCTCTTACAACATAAAGAGCGTTACCGTAGGCTAAGAAATTAGCTGCGGTAAAGAATGTTTCTGGATTATGATTTGTAGGTTTACCAAATCTTGATACTAGATCAATTTCTGAACTGACTAATGTCCTTGTTTCAATAGGACCCCACTTAAAGACACCGGCAACTGCACCCACAGAAGAGGATACGGCTGGAACGACTGTAGTTAAGTCAATTTCAGATACGTTTACACCAGGACTAACTTGAAATGCCATTTTATTCTCCTAAAGACGAGAGTTTCTTTATATTTATAATATTATTATTCTCCACTAAGATAGCATGAATTTTGTAAAGGAGTCGGTGTTTACAACCGGCTGCTCTTCCTCTGGTTGACCATCATAAATTATCCCAAACGGTGTCACATCATCTTCTAGATATCTTCTATGCTCATCCACAAGCCTTCTTCTAATATCCAAATTACTTAATTCTCTTATAAACGTTTGTGTCATCATCCAACCAAAATGCACACCACACATAGCTAAATCATCATTGCCATCTTCAGCTTTGTATGACTGTCCATCACTTACAAACCTGTATAATTCACTGATTAAATCAATATCGTTTAACTCAACTTTATCATTTTCCACTAATGCTTTAAAATTATTACAACCAATCTTCTTAGTAGCTTTAGTGGTTCTTACGCCCTTTATTGATGTACCACCAAAACCTTGTGATACCTCAACAGATCCCTTTGGATTCTTTGCAGTATATACAATATTTTCATACTCGAGATCCTCATGTAGAATATCTACAACTTGTTGACCAATATCGTTGATTTCAACAAGCACGTGAGCGTTAAAGAAGTTTCTTGCTGTGTTGTATATTACTTCTGGAAATAGTAAAGGTGATATATTGTTATTTCTATATGTTGCAACTACCTTATATGGGGCTTCTGAAATATCATATACTATAAAAGCAGAATAATCCCCACCAAGACCTCTTGATACATCCACCATCATAATATAAAGCCCAGTTTGTCTAGGCTCATGAAATAGTTTAAAATGCTCTGTTTGCTTTATAGGATCATTAAACACCAATCTCCTTAACACCTCTGGCGATATAAGCGTATTAGATGAACCTAAAAACTCACATTCAAACTCCTGTCTAAACTGTTCTTTAGACGTGTTACGTATTGTTTCTTCTTTCCATGCTTCATCTCTACCAGGCACATCTGACCAATGAACATCAATTCTCTTGTAGGAGTTTCGTTCATTTTCACTATCCACCCACAGCTTATAGAATAAATTAAGACCGTTGGGTGTAGATGTAATTAGTACTTTAGTTGTAGATCCTGATGAAATAGTAGGGTATACGGATGAAAAGAAGCTTTCTTGTATATTATTTGGTACGAATGCAAACTCATCAAGGTACACAAGATTCTGTGAAGTACCTCGAATAGCAGATGATCCCGTAGCTTCTGCCTGAATTATTGAACCGTTTTCTAATTCTATACTACCTTTATTCCACTCTTTGATACCCTGCTGAAGCCACTTAGGTAGATGCTCATATGCTAACTGTATTCTACCAAGAATTTCATGGGCTTGCTTTTCTTTATTAGCAAGAATAGCTATTCTGTAGTTCTCATTAAAAAGAGCATGGTGTAATATTATACCAACAACAATAGTTGTCTTTCCAACCTGTCGAGGCATTTTACATATAACAAATCGTTCACGCTCGAAAAGTTTTACGATGTCTTTTTGATAGTCGTAAGGCTTAAACTGTATGAGACCACGGTCGACGTTAATGATCTTTA